TGGACCAACTATGACGAGGCCGACCGGATCGCCATCGAGGCGATCATGCCGGACCTCCGCACCGACGAGGCTTCGGCCATCGCTGCCCGCCAGCTCGACTACGTGAAGGCTCGCGCCTACACGCGCCGGCTGCCAGACATGACGGGCGATCTACTGATCCCGACGGAGAGCGACGTGCCGGAGGGTGCCAACAGCGTCACCTATCGCCTTTATGACGTGGTGGGCGTGGCCAAGATCATCGGCAACTACGCCGACGATCTGCCCCGTGTGGATGTGCGTGGGCGGGAGATGTCCGCCCGCGTCCGTTCCCTCGGTGACAGCTATGGCTACAGCCAGCAGGATCTGCGGGCCTCGGCCATGTCCGGCACCAACCTGCCGGCGCGGAAGGGCGAGGTGGCTCGCCTTGCGATCGCTCGCAAGGAGAACTCCATCAAGTTCGTCGGCGATGCCGCCTACGGCATCTACGGCATCCTGAACCACCCGAACGTGCCGACTGTGGCACCCATTACAGGCGGCTGGGCGACCCCCACCGTTACCGGCCAGCAGATCGTGGACGATGTCCTCGCAATCCTGAACGGCGTCGTCACGCAGTCGAGTGGCATTCATCGCGTGACCGTGGTGGGCATCGACAACATCCGCATGGCGCATATGAACACGCGCCGGATGAACACGACCACCGAAACCACGGCCGGCCAGTTCCTCCGAGCGCTTTACCCGGGTCTGACCTTTGTCGAGGTGCCGGAGTTCGCCGGGGCTGGGACAGGCGGCACGAACGTCATGTGGGCGGCCGAGCGCGACGCGGCCAACTACCACTACGAGGCGGTGATGCCCTTCCGGCAGTACGCCCCGCAGGCGCGCAACCTCGAGCTCGTGGTGCCCTGCGAGGCCCGGACCGGCGGCGTGGTCGTCGAGCAGGTGCTCAGCATGGCCAAGATGGAGGGCATCTGATCATGGCGAAGTACGTGAACACGGGCGAGGGCGAGTTCGCCCGCGTCATCCATGTCGGCGGCGTGATGCTGGTGCCGGGCGTGGAGACCGAACTCCCGGACGATACTGCGGAGAAGGTGAAGGGCTTCCAGCCCCTGCTGGACAGCGGCGTCGTCAAGCCGGCGGGCCAGAAGGCGGAGCCTGCCAAGGCGCCCGCGAAGAAGGACTGACCATGACGCCGGCCGAACACCTCGCCATGGCGTATCCCGCGCTCGTGGCGGGGGTGCCGGCCGACGTGCAGGCCTGGGCCCTGACTGTGGCCCAGGATTACCGCCCGCGCTGCCTGGGGGAGGATCGCCAGAACCTCGCCCAGGCTCACTATGCGGCGCACCTTCTGGTGCAGCGGGCGCAGGCTCAAACCACTGGTGGTGCTGTCGCCGGGGCCATTACTCGGTGGAAGGAAGGCGATGCTGAACTCACTTATGGGGGTTCTGGCGCCGAGACAGCGGGGCCGTCCAGCCCCTATGCGGCCTGGAAGGCCATGAACGACGTGTGCGTTCGGGCTGGGGCGATCATCACCCGCTTCGGCTGAGGAGGCGTCCATGCCCCGTGACGTCGTCATCTCCGACCGCGGCTGGAACCGCATTCGCGGCCAGATGCGCGAACTGAGCCGCAGCCAGGTCAAGGTCGGTCTCCGCGCCGGTCCTGCCAACGACGGCGTGCAGATTGTGGATTATGCGGCCATGAATGAGTTCGGGACGGAGACGATCCCGGCCCGGCCTTTCATGCGGCACACGGCCGACACCCAGGAGAACAACGCCCGCGCCTATGTGCGGCGCCTCGTGCCTGCCCTGCTGGAGGGGCGCATGGCCGTGGACAACGTGCTCGAGGCGGTCGGGCTTTGGTATCAGGCCCGGTTGCGGGCCACGATCCGAGCCGCGGCATCGTGGGCCAAGCCCAACGCCAAGGCGACCATCGCCCTCAAGGGTTCCAGCGTGCCGCTCGTCGATGACGGCATGCTCATCGGCGCGATCGACTACGAGAAGATCCGGCGGTGAACCCATTCCGCAAGCTGACCCCGGTGGTGCGCCGCCGGGCGGGCGAGTATGTCCGCGGCGTCTGGGAGCCCTCTGCTGAGCCGCTGCCGGAGACGGTCCTCCTGGGCATCCAGCCCGCCACGGCAGGCGATTACGAGCGCCTGGAGGCCAACCCCGAGGGGCGGCGCATTGCGGGTCTGCTCCGCGCCTACGGCCCCGTCGAGAACCCGCTGAACGTGGCAGGCGAAGACACCAACCTGCCGGGCGACCTGGTGCTCCACGAGGACCGCTATTGGCTGGTGATCGGCCGGCACGTCCGGAAGATCCTCGGCAGCCCGGTCAGCCACACCCGCTACCTGCTGGCGCGTGAGATTGAAGCCGAGGAAGGGGAGGTCGTCAGCTAATGGCGACGCTCCTCAGAACGCTCCGGACGGAGATGTGCCGCCTATGCCATGCGACGGGTCGGCCGCCGAGTAAGCGGCCTGCGGAATACGGGGCGAAGGATGCGTGGGCCGCAAAGCGGCAGCCGCACCTCTCAGCCAGAGCCTGCCAAATCTGCGACGGCACAGGGTTCATCGTCCATTTGGAGATTGCCAGAGGATGATCCCCGCCCTCATGGACTTCCTGATCCCGATCGCTATGCCCCAGATGATCATCTGGGCAGACCAGAACGGGCCGCGGCCCGAAAAGCCATACTTCACGATCAAGGTCCGCAACACCGGCTCAGCTCGGCTTGTCGAGACCCCGCCCGACACGAATGGCATCGCGACCTTCCGCGAACACCGCCTCATCCGCTGCGAGGTGGCTTGCTACGGCCGCGACGCCATCGCCCTGACCCAAACCCTATCGGTCCGAATGCGCCTCCCCTCGCAGACGCTCCGGGCCGTGGAATGCGGGGTCTCGCTGGCCTCCCTCGAAGATGTCCGGGACCTCACCGCCCTCCTGAACACCAGCCAGCGCGAGGAACGCGCCCTGCTGGAGTTCACCGGCTACGCGCTCGGCGAGGTCACCGACAACGTCGGCCTCATCGAACATGTCGTCCTCGAATGCCCGGTCGGGGGCGATACCGGCCACCAACACGTCATCTCCATGCCCGACGCGGCCACGCCGCCACCCTCACCGTAACGGAGCAGCCCCGTGGCCCAAATCGACCGCATCGTAAACGTCCAGATCAGCCTGGCCACCACGGGTGTCCAGCAGCAGACCTTCAGTGACCTTCTGCTCCTGGTGCCCTACGGGACGACCAACGATCCCCGCATCCAGATCATCACCCGGGCCGACGACCTGCTGGAGGCGCCCTTCGCCGGCATCACGACCACCAGCGACGCCTACAAGGCCGCGCAGGTGGCCTTCAGCCAGATCCCGGGCCCCAACCGCATCTTCATTGGCCGGCGCAACTCGGCAGAGGCCGCGGACGTCGCCCTGGCGGCCATTCGTGCGGCCAATGACGACTGGTACGGCGTCGCAGAGGTGACGCACACCGAGGCCGATCTCGCCACCATTGCCCCCTGGGCCGAAGCGAACGAGAAGCTCTTCCTGGCCGTCATCACCGACGTCGACGCGCCGACCTCGGCCACCGACGACGCCGGCTCGACGCTCAAGACGGGCAACTTCTACCGGACCGCTTGGTGGTATCACGCGGACGGCGACCAGTTCCCCGAGGTGGCCGCCGCGGCGCGCAACTTCACGATCCTGCCCGGCGGCGAGACCTGGGCCCTGAAGCGTCTCTCGGCTGTCACCGCGCCCTCTCTGACCGAGGCGCAGGCCACCTTCATCTTCGGCAAGAACGGCAACACCTTCGAGCCGTTCGAGCGGACCAACGCCATCACCCAGAATGGCAAGGTGGCCGGCGGCGAGTGGATCGACATCATCCGCTTCCGCGACTGGCTGTGCCAGGAGATCCGGGACCGCGTCTTCGTCGCCATGGTGAACCTCGACAAGGTTCCATACACCGACGCCGGCATCGCCATCGTCAGCCAGGCCATGCGCGCGGCGCTGGATCTCGGTGTCCGTCGCGGCGGCATCGCTCCACCCATGGCTGATGCCGACGTCCCGAACCGCATCATCCCGAGCTACACGGTCTCGGTGCCGGCCCGGTCGCAGGTGTCCTCCATCGACGTGGCTGCCCGCGTGCTGCGCGACGTGAAGTTCACCGCCCGACTGGCGGGGGCCATCCACGCCGTCGAGATCCGCGGCTCCCTGACCTACGACAACATCGGCTGAGGGCCCTGAGAGATGGCATCCAACGTCCACACCTACTCGTCCGAGCGGGTGCTCGTGATTGTCGGCGGCATTCCGATCACGGGTGTCGCCGAGGACACCTTCGTCGAAATCGCCCCTTCCGCCGACCGGGTGACCGCCTCGGTCGGCGCCGATGGCGAGATCGCCCGGTCCATCAGCAGCAACCGCATGCACACGGTGACCATCACCCTGCAGGCGACGAGCCCGAGCAACGACGTGCTTTCCGACTTCATGTTGCTCGACAAGGTGACCGGCGGCGGGGGCGTCATCCCCGTGATGGTGTCCGACCTGTCCGGCCGCACGATGTTCGCTGCCTCGCAGGGCTGGATCACCGCGACGCCGACGGTCTCCTTCGGTGGCGAGGCCGGCACGCGTGAATGGACCCTGGCCACCGGGGAGCCTGAGACCTTCGCGATCGGGGGTAATCTGTGAAGCAGCACGAGGTTCGCATCCGCGGGAACATCTTTTATATCCGGCGCTTTGATCCGTTCACGGGAACGGAGGTTCTGGCTGACTTACAGCGTGAGTTCGCCGGTCCGCTCCTGGCTGGAGCGAGCAATGGCAAGCCTGGCGAAACCGGCGGCACACAGATTATGCTGGGCAGTCTCGCTGAACTGTCGTCCAAGTTGGACGGCAAGAAGGTGCGATATTGGGCCGAACGCCTGCTGGACCCTGAACTTATCTCAGTGTCCATCGACGGCGGGGCTTCTCAGAAACTGACCCGCATTGCGGCGGCGCAGTCGATTGATAGCACTTCCGAGTTGATCTCTCTCTGCGTCGAGATCGTGAAGTTCAATTTCGAGGATTTTCGCGAGCGCTGGAGCGGCCTCATTTCGTCGGCCCTCTCCCGGATGGCGGCAAGCCAGCCGGAAAACTCAGCGCTGAACTGAAGGCGGAATACTTCATCTGGCGGCCCATCTACGCCGGGAAAGTCACTCTGTCTGAAGTCAAGTCCGGTGCGGCGGATCTGGTCGACATTCTCAAGCTGAACGCCCTCCTCGACTACGAGATGGCCCAGCAGCACGCCGCATCGAAGAAGGGGGGCAAGCCTTGATCGTTCGCGAGCTTGCCACGCTCCTCAACTTCCGCGTCGATGGCCGGCAGGCCGACCGCTACGAGCAGCGTCTCAATCAGATCAGCGCGACTGCGGCTCGTGCGGCCGGCGCCATTGCCGCATCCTTCGCTGCCGCCTTCGGGATCGACAAGATCATCGAGGCCGGCGACGCCTACACCAACACGATGAACCGGCTTGGGGCCTCCACTTCGGGGCCCGAGCAGGCATCGGAAGCCTTCGAGAAGCTCTACTCCAGCGCCCGAGAGACCGGCGTCGCGGTTGGCGAGACCTCCAAAGCGTTCATGCGGTTCAGCCCGGCCATGACCCGTGCCGGCTACTCCATGGACGACACGATCGGGCTGATCGACGGCATCCAGAAGGGGCTTCTTGCTGCGGGATCGTCGGCGGCCGAGACGTCCTCGATCTTTCTGCAGCTCGGCCAGGCGGTGAATTCCGGCTCCTTCGCCGGCGACGAGCTCAAGGCCTTCCTGGAGGGCGCCCCGCCGGCCTTGGTGAGCCGGTTCGCGGAGGCCCTTGGGACAACGGTCGACAAGCTCAAGGAGATGGGTTCAGAGGGGAAGCTCACCACCAAGACCGTCCTTCCCGCTCTCATGGCGGCAGCAAAGGCCGGGCGTGACGAGTTCGGGCGTCTGCAGGTCACGGTGGGGCTGGCGACGGCTCGGTCACGCGTCGCCTTCGATCGCTTCCTGGCCGAGTTCGAGCGCGGGTTCGGCATCACCGCCAAGCTCGCGGACCTGATCGAGCGGGCTGGCCGCAAGTTCGACGAATGGCGCCGGTATATCCCGGTGATCCGGGACTTCGTGAACGAGTTCGGCGGGCTGGAGCGGATCCTCGGTGCGGTCGTGACCGGCCTCGGCTTCGTCACCGTCGGGGCATGGGCCTTGAATGGCGCCCTGACGGCGGTCCTGGCCCGTGTGGCCTTGCTGGCCGCGAAGTTCATGGCGGTGCTGGCCGTGGGCCTGCTGCTGCAGGACTTCTTCATCTGGCTTTCGGGCAGCGACACCAAGACCCTGTTCGGGGAGTGGTTCGGCTCGGTCGATGACCTGCTGGCCCCGATCCAGCCCCAACTTGAGGCAGTCAAGAAGCTTTTCACCGGCACGCCGGACGAGATCCGGGCGGCCTGGGATCAGCTCAAGGAGTATTTCCGCAACTGGGCGGGGGAGGCCTTCGCCAACTTCCCGCCGGCCTTCCGCCAGTGGCTCGGCATCGGCGACCAGCGCGGCGAGGCACAGCCCCCGCAGCAGGACGGCCGCAACGGTGGGGACGGATGGCGCGATTATCAGCAGGAGCGATACGGCCAAGTCCCGATGGGCGACGCCATTCGCAACTGGTTCTCAGACCGCCTGGGCGCTCTCGGCTTCCGCCGGCAGATCGAGCAGGCTGACGGAACCATGCGCCCGCTGCGTCCGGGCGAAAGCATGAGCGACGCCATGCTGAGCCGAGGGCTTCCTGCCTCTGGGCCGGTTACGCTGAACCAGAACAACACCTTCAACAACAACACGACAGTGACGGCGACCGGGACCTCGGGCGCGGAGATCGCAGGGGCGGCCGAGCGGGGCGTATCCCGCGGGACCGATGATATTCGGCTCGGGGCGGGCCAAGCGGCTCGGGATCTGCTGATGGCGATCCCCCGGACTGAGGGTGCATCCACGACGGGAGGCGGCTTCTAGTGTTCAGCTTCCTCCAGTTTCAGGACCGGCGCTCAAAGCTCGGCGGTCTCATTCTTGACGTGCTGGTGAGTGAGGAAATCGAGCTTGAGGCGGAGGTGACGCGCTATCCCGTGGAGGATGGCACGATCATCTCCGACCACATCACGCAGGGGCCGGAGCGGCTCCGCATCTCCGGGCTGGTGAGCACAGCCGATGTGACGGCCTTCGCCTTCGTGACCTCGGCAGTTTCGCTGCTGCGGGGCGAAGACGGCCCCGGCGCCACGAAGCTGGTGGATGCCATCGACCTCCTTCGCTCCATGCACAAGGCGCGGGCCCTGGTGACCGTCAGCACGGGGCAGATGCTCTATGAGGACATGGGCTTCACGCGCCTCAAGGCAGTACGCTCCAACGGCGACAAGGGCGGCAACTGGCTGGAAATCAGCGCGGAACTGACGAAGATCCGCAAGGTCAAGCTCAAGACGGCCGAGGTGCCCGAGAAGCCTGCCCAAGGGGCGGCGAAGGGTAGGGCTGGGGCCACCAACACGCCGGCCGGGCGGAGTAGCGCCGCCAGCACAGGCACGGGCACCGCGGGCGCCACGGCCGCAGCGCCCCGCGCAGTCTCCCCGGCCTTTGCCACGCGCGACAAGCTCCGCGAGATGCTACCGGGGGTGTTCGGCCAATGATGCGCCTCGGCGTCATCGACGCGAACGACCAGATCATTGAGGCGGACCTGGACGGCGCCACCTATCACGTCGGCCTCTCCTGGAACCAGGAAGGCGGGCTCTGGACCATGAGCCTGCGGAACCTGGATCACGTCCTGCTGGTGTCCGGCATTGCGGTTGTCTCCATGGCGCCCCTGCTTCGGCAGGTACGGCGCGACACGCTCCCCCCTGGGGAGTTCGTGGTGGACGCCGCGCCCGGCACGGTCTTGGCCCGCGACAGCTTCAGCAGCGGCAAGGCCGGGCTCTGGTATTTCTCGCCGGCTGACCTCGTCTGATGCGCTTCGACCGGGCCTATTCCCTGATTGTCGGCCCTGGTGGCGGGACCGGCGTGGAGATCGACAACCTCCGGCTGACCTTCGAGATCAGCAAGGACGATCGCAAGAAGCCGAACCGCTCCCAGATCGAGATTTACAACCTGGCCCCGGACCGGCGGGCCGCCCTTGAGAAGCCGGACACCCGGTGCGTCCTCAAGGCCGGCTACTGGGAGGAAGAGGGGCCGCTCGAGGTCTACAGGGGAGACGTGGTCTTCGCCTGGACCGCCTACGATGGCCCGGACGTGATCACGACGCTGGAACTCGGCGAGGGCAACGCGACCTACCGGGACAGCGTCATCACCAAGGGCTACCCGGCCGGGATCACGGCTCATCAGGTACTGCGGGACCTCGCCAAGCAGATGGGGCTCACGCTCTCCCTGCCGGACGACGCCCCGAACCGCTCATGGTCGGGTGGGCTTTCGCTCCATGGCTCCGCGCGCTCGGCCCTGGATAAGGTGACGGCGGCGGCCGGCCTATCCTGGTCCATCCAGGGCGGCACGCTGCAGGTGATCCGTCGCGGCGGGAATACCAACCGCACCGTCTTCGACCTGGCGGCCGATAGTGGGCTCATTGGCAGCCCCGAGCGGCAGCGCCAAGGGCGACAGGCGGCGGCGCAGGTGACCGATCAGGCGACGAACCGGCCACGCCGTGTCCAGGCCGAGAGCGGCTTCGATGGCTGGCGGGTCAAGTCGCTGCTCCTGCCGACCCTCCTGCCTGGCGACCGTGTGAAGCTTTCCGCCCGCGGGGTGGACGGCGTGCTGACGATCAAGGATCTCCGGCACATCGGCGACACCCATGACGGGGACTGGATTACCGAGCTGCGGCTGGTCGACCCCAGCAAGGCTGAGGCCGACAAGCGCAACGAGCGGCCCCGCTCCCAGACCCAGAACCGGCAGAGCAACGCAGGAGGCACGCGGTGAGCGATCACGTTGATGCCCTTGAGAGCGCCATCCGCTCGGTCCTGAGTGAGATGAACACCACGGCGCCGGGGCGGGTGGTCTCCTACAACCCGGCCACCAATCGGGCCGTGGTGCAGCCGACCCTCCCCAAGATGCTGGCGGACGGCACCGAATTACCGGCCCCGACGATTGCGGAAGTTCCGATCCTCTTTCCAACGGCCGGCAGCTCGGTGCAGACCCAGCCAATTCGGCCGGGCGATCAGGTCTGGCTAGAGTTCAGCCAGCGGAGCCTTGAGGGGTGGCTGTCTGGCAACGACGCGGCCCCGGACGACCCCCGGCAGTTCGATATGACGGATTGCGTGGCTCGGCCGGGTGGCGGACGCGACGTAACGGGCGTGGATCCTGACGCAGTGGTTATCCGGCACGGCACGACCACCATGCGCCTGCTGGAGGGCGGAGTGGTGGAGCTGACCGGCAACCTGGTGGTGACCGGAAACATCATCGTCACCGGAGAGATCACCTCGACCGGCCCGATCGTCGGTGCGGGGATCGGCCTCAGCACCCATACCCACGGCGAGACCGGGACGGGCGGTGGGACGACAACGGTGCCGAACGGATGATCGACTTCAAGCTCGACCCCATCACCCGCGACATGGTCTTCGGGGCCTCGGCTCGGGGCGCCACCTTCCTGCCGCTGGACGGCGCGGAGCGGGTGGCCCAGGCCATCGGCATCCGGCTCCGTGCATGGCTCGGCGAGTGGTTCCTCGATGCCACGCACGGCGTGCCCTACGTGGACGAGATCCTTGGCAAGGGTCGCCGGCCTGAGATGGTCGAGGCGGTGCTTCGGGCTCAGATCCTGGCAGTGGCAGGGGTACAGAGCATCCAGAGTTTCAGCCTGAGCCTGAACGCCCAGGCCCGGACGGCTCGGGTGGACTTTGCTGCGGTGTCGGCAGAGGGGCTGGCGTCGGGGACTGTGGCTCTGGGCTGAGAAGCCGATACGCGAACTCCTGGAAGCTGGCGACGTAGCAGGCGGGCATCCCGGCGCCGCGGAGCCGTTCCTCCATCATCATCCCGGCAGCCACGAACATGCCGGGCGGGGGCGGAACGCGGTGGATGTGAGCGATGGATGCCGCCCTGCACGGGTCCGCTGTGCCTCCGGTCGCGACGGGCACCAGCACCAGGGCCCCGCCAAGCGCCACGGCCAGCACGGCCACTAACGTCAAGGTTCGCCCAGTTGTTCTGAGTGCCACTCGCCTACTGCCAGCCATCTGACCTCGCCCTGCTGCTGTCTGACCGATCCCAATATCACGCGGAGGCCCCGTGTCCGAAACGCTCAGCTATGGCCTCGGGGCCGGTGGCTTCGTCCGCATGCGCCTGCCGGAGATCCGGCGCGCAATCTTCGACGACCTGAAGGCCCGCATCGGTCAGAGCTTCGACGAGACCCCGGACAGCCTAACAGGGCAGTTCGTCTCCATCTTCGCCGAGCGCGAGGCGGCTATCTGGGAACTGGCTGAGGCGGTCTACCTGTCGGCCTACCCGGCAACCGCCCAGGGCGTCGCGCTCGACTACGCGGTAAGCTACGCCGGGGTGACCCGGATCCAGCCCTCCTTCAGTGCCGCGCGCCTGCTGTTCTACGGTGATCAGGGCACGGTGGTTCAGGTGGGCTCGGTAGTCGAGAGCACCTACCTGGAGCCTGGCGCGCCCAGCCTCGCCCGCTTCGAGCTACCGGCGGACGTGACGATCACCCGGGACAATGCCGCGGACCTGCTGCTGATTGTCCCGGCCACCGTGATCGACGGAACCGTCTACACCGTCACGTATAACGGCCTGGACGCCACCCACACCGCGGAGGCCGGGGACAGCGCGACAGATGTGGTGAATGGCCTGGCCGCCGCCCTGGTGGCCCTCGGCGCCTCTGTCTCGGTCGCCTCGGACCAGTTCCGCATCACGAGCTTGTCCTCCTTCGCGGCGACCTGGTCCGGCACCCTTACCCTCGGCGAGCTCGGAAGCCCCGGCGTTGCCCAGGCGGAGGATCCCGGCCCGATTGCCGCTCCCGCAGGATCGCTGACCACCATCGTCACCCCCTCGGCCGGGTGGGACGAGGTTCGGCAGCCAACAGCGGCGTCTCTGGGCACCCTCCTGGAAACGGACGAGGAGCTTCGGGCCCGTTACGCCACGGGCGTCTACCGGCTTGGCGCCGCCACGCTGCCGTCCATCAAGGCGAACCTGCAGCAGGACATCGCCGGCCTCTCGTCCGTGGTGGTCTATGAGAATGCCACCGACGCGACCGACGCAGATGGCCGCCCGCCGCACTCGATCGAGGTCGTTATCGAGGGCGGGGACAGCGGAGATATTGCCGCCCGGATCTTCGCCTTGAAGGCCGCTGGGATCACGGCCTACGGCAACACCAGCGCGGTCGCTGTGGACGATACAGGCTTCCCCCACCCCATCGGGTTCTCCCGGCCTGAGCCGCAGCTTGTCTGGCTCAAGGCGGTGCTCACCACGACCACCGAGGAGACGGTGCCCGGCGACGTGGCCGAGCGGGGCCGCCAAGCGATGGTGGCCGCCGGGAATGGCCTTGGGGTCGGTGTGGATGTGCTCCTGCAACGCATCGCCGCGGCCGTCTTTGCTGCCACCTCTGGCGTCGCGCGCGTGGCTCTGACAGCCGCAGTCAGCGACACCACCCCGGACCCGGGCGACTACGCATCGACCGACATTACCATCGGCCCGCGTGAGCGCGCCGCCTTCTCCGCCGCGCGGACGCAGGTGACCTGATGGCTCGGCTTCTGCAGGATGAGGTGGCATGGAGCCACGTCCTCCGCCAGCACGCCAACAAGCCCAAGACGGAGGGCTTCTTCCGGGCCTTCTATCCGCCCCTCACGGGTGCGGCCTCGGCGCTGGATGGGCTGGTCGGCGACAAGGGGCTCGATGCCGCGCACGGCCCGCACCTTGACCTGATCGGGTCCATCGTCGGCATCACGCGCGACATCCCGAACGGGGTCTATATCGCCTTCTTCGGCTTCCAGTCACAGCCGGCAGGGCGCGCGTTCGGTGTGGCGCGCATGCGGCGGGACGGCGAGCCCATCGCCACCAGCTACACGGCGGCCGACGAAGAGTACCGGACCATGATCCGGGCCAAGATCGCCCTGAACAACGGGCACGGCACGGCACCTGAGATCGCTGCCGTATTGCGGCGCGCCTTCGCCGTCGATCTGGTTTCAGTCCGCGACGGGGAGCCGGGCGTCATCGAGGCCTGGATCGGGCGCATCCCGTCCGTGGACGACACCACCGAGGCGCTGATCAGCACCTTGCTACCGCGCGCCGCCGGGGTGCGGATCAACTTCAATTACTACACGCCGGCCTTCTTCGGCTTCGACGGCCAGCCCGGCGCCACCGGCTTCAATCAGGGCGCGATGGCTCGCGCCTCCTCCAGCAATCTCAACCCGCTTTAGGAGCCGTCATGGCCTTCTTTGATCGCTTCACCAAGCGGTGGGCGTCCACTGGTGTTGCCACCGAGCCGACTGACGGACAGGCTGCCGCCGGCTTCGCGCATCTCGGCGCCAATCCGCCGACAGTGGAGGAGTTCAACGCGCTCTTCCAGTTGCTCGACGAGAAGGACAACTGGCTCTTCGAGAAGGTCAGCGGGATCATGGCCGCAGGCGGCGTGACAGCTGCCTCTGGTAGCACCTCAGCGAATTACCTCACGGCCCTGCGCGCGCTGTTCGGAGGCACCGGCCTCCTCGCCGCCAATGGCTACATGCGCCTCCCTGGCAGCCTTATCGTTCAGTGGGGAACGAACAGCACGGGAGTAGGGGGCAACGTGAACTTCGCCTTCCCGCTTGCCTTCCCGAATGCCTGCCGCATTGTCTTAGCCATGGAGGCATCTGCGGATGGCTGGGGCCCTGGGTCCTGCCGGGTCTTCGGCGACAATCTGAAGACGCAGGCAGGAACGATCATCAGTTCGGCTGTTGTGACAAGCGGGAGCGTGTCGTTTGGCAGTGCGGCCTTCTTCTGGCTCGCCGTGGGGGACTGAACATGGCGGATGAACTTGGCCAGAAATACGTCGTCGTTGACGGCGAAGGTCGCGCGCTGGCCTTCTACGCCGCGAACTTTAGCCCGAGCATCCCGCGTTATGCTCTCCCGATCTCGGACGAGATTTGGGCCGAATGGTCACAGGCGAGCCAGCGGAAGATTTGGCAGGACGGCGTTCTCGCGGATGCGCCGGAGCCGTCTCCTGGCCCGGGCCCTGCACCCGTCACCCGCACCCTGAAGTCCGACATCTGGCGCCGCTGCACGGACGAGGAGGCCGAGCTTCTCGAGGCCGCACTGAACGCCGCCCCGGTGCGGCTGCGTCGTCTCTTCGATGACAGCACCATCCTCGAAAGCAACTGGCCCGAGTACGAGACGCTGCGGGCTGGCATTGTCGGCGCCGTAGGCGAAGAGCGCGCCGCCGAGTTGCTGGCCGCGAGCTGATCCTCACGCCACTCGCCTGACCTCCTGAGAACTCTGGAGTACCCGCATGTCGGAGACGACTTCGCCGGCCGTGCTGCTGCGTGCGCGCATCGGCGCCTATAGGGATGCCCGGCGCAAGCGGCGCACCATAGGCTCCACGATCAGCGTGTGGGTGGAGGCCTTCGATGAGGTGACCGACGCCCTGCTGCCCGTCGAGGGCACGCTGGCGGCGCTCTACTGGCTGCCTGCCATCGCTGACTATGACAGCCCGGCCCAGTCGGTGGAGCCGGTTCAGACCGCGCCCGGCCAGTGGCGCATCGACGTCCCGGCGGAGATGGTCGGCACCTACACCGTCCAGGCATCGCTGCTGCTGGATGATGTGACCGCAGAGGCGGTCGAGATCCAGTTCGACATCGACAGCCTGGGCGGGATCGCTGTGACCTCGACGGGCGAAATCCCGTGGGCGGCAGTATCTGCGGCGGGTGCTGCGGCTGGCGCGTCCGCTGGCATCGCGGCTGGGCGTAGCGCGGGCGCGGTATCGGGCGCAGAGGCGGGAGCGGCTGCTGGGGCTTCGGCCGGGGCTGCGTCTGCGGCTGAGATCGCTGTGGAGGCCGTCGCCCCCGCCGTCGAACAAGTCACCACCGCCGCCGCGACCGTCGCCACCCAGGCGGGGCAGGTGGCAGGTGATCGGGCGGCGGCGGAGGCTGCTGCTCAGACCGCACAGGGTGCGGCGGTGCCTTTGGCCGGGGCTGTCACGGCAGTGCAGGGGTTCGATGCGCGCCTGACGCCCGCTGAGGCCAAGCTGGCCATGGTATCCGGTATCCGTGCCCCGCAGGTGGCCGACTACCTGTTCACCTACGAGAGTGACGGCGCGATCTTCGGCGGCCTTCGCGACCAGGGGCGCCGCTACGAGGTGGCCGGCAACCGCCTGTCCATGCTCTCGGACAAGAGCGTGGTCTGGCAGTCAGCGTTCGGAGGCCCGACGCTCACGATGAGCGACGGCGGCATCGAAACCAGCGCCGCTGCGGTCGCCATGTCGGGTCTGAGCCTTCGGGCCGGCAGCATCCCCGGCGCGGTGCTGGAGATCGGATGGACGGGCGGCAACGTCTCGGCGTTTAATGTCGGCAAGTTCGGCGTGCTCCAGCTCATGGGGCAACCGGCGCTGGACGAGGTGATCGGGAGCGCGGTCGGCAGCTTCGCCCTGTCGGAGGTCTCCGCCTACAACGCCGAAGCCGTGGATTATTCCAGCCGCGTGCAGCGCCGCTACGTTGGCGACTTGCACCAGGCGACGACTGATTACGTGCTCTGGATCAACTACGGACAGAGCCTGAGCTTTGGGTTTGAGGCGTGGCCGCATGTCACACGCTCGCCTGTGCTGGACGTGCTGATGATGGGGCCCTCAACGCGCCCCGGCGGCAGTGTCGTTACAACGTGGCAGGCCACGGGCGGCGATCCGACGTTCCAACCCCTCAAGGGTGCGACGCAGACCCGCAGCCTGCCCAGCAGCATCCTGTCGGACGCGCAAGTCGCCGCGCTCACGGACGGCGATCCTGATTACGGCGAAGACCCGATGGTGGCCGCAATGGGTGAATTGCGCGTGCGCTGGCTGGCGGCGGGCAAGACGCGGAATACCTGGGTCGCGGCTTCCGTGGGTGTGGGCGGGCTGTCTACGCTCAGCCTGAGCGAAGGCGCCTCGCCTGAGTATTTCAACCGCATCCGGGGCGCCATCGCAGCATTCAAGGCGCAAGTTCCGGCGGGTAAGACGTTCTCGATCGGGGGCCTGGTCTATAACCAAGGCGAGCAGGACTATATCGATGGCACGACCGCGGAGGCATACGCCGCGAACCTTGCGACACTCATAGCGAGCGTCCGCAACCTGGCCGGCACCGAGGGCCAGCAGAACGGCGTCCTGCCCGTGTTCCTGGTGCAGACTGGCAACAAGTGGACGGTGGACAATCGGGACCTGGGCGTGGGTCGCGGCCAAATCCTGGCGGCCAACACCATCCCAGGCGTCTTTCTCGTGACGGGCGCGGCGCCTGTTCCAGACAAGGGCGGACATCTCACCGGCAACGGGTCGCGCTGGGTCGGCTGTCAGGTCGGTAAGGGCATGGCGCGCGTGCTGGTTGATCAGGCCGGGTGCGAGAACGCCCGCGCCATCCGGTGGGTTGTGCGGGATCGGACCTTGCTTGGCGTGTTCCACGGCGTCGGAAAGATGCGGTTTGGCACACCCTACGACGGGCGGGTGCCGCAGGCGCTTCCGGCCCACGCGGGCGTCTATGCAGCAGACGGAGCGGGCGCTGTTGCTCTCTCCAACCCTCGCTGGGTGGCGGATCGCGTGCTGGCGCTGGACATGACGCGCAGTGTGGGGACGCTGAAGGTGTGGCTCGGTCGGAAGGCCGACACCAACGGGCTCACATGGATTGCGGACAGCGACCTGACGCAATTCCTGTTCCCCTACTACTACGCCGAGGGGCTTGGCTTCGTGCCTGCGGACAACATCGCGGATCTTGTCGGCCTCTATCTCGATCCAAGCAACTTTGTGCTGGCGGACGTCATCACCGCCACGGCTGCATAGGGGACACGTCATGGCAACCAGCGCCCGCTTCGACATTGGAACCGCTGCGGTGGATCCCGCAATCATCACCCACATCTTCCCGCCCGTGGCGGATGGCATTACTGGCTATTGGCGGACCCGATCGGCATATGTCGCGAACGGTCAGGTTGCCAATCTGGTGAACCCAACTCTTCCCGGCTTGATCGTCGGGGCGCCGACCATCGAAGCTGGTGGGATGCTGTGCAAGGGTGGCACGAACTTCATCAACTCGCAGTTGATGAGTACTGAGGCGCAGACCTTCATCGCGCTTGGCCGACAGACCGTAGCCACCGAGCGCCCGGGTATCATGGGCAGTTATACCAATGTGGGAACCCCGGTGCGCGGCGAGATGTTGTACGGCAACGCCGGCAGCACCTCACCAGCCGCGAACATCGGCATGAATGCCTGCTACTCGACGGACGGCGGAGCCACATCGAACCTCGTGACGTCCTCTCGCCTTGCGGCTGATGTCCTCTCAGACATCTGCGTCGCGGCCGTGTGGACGCCGGGCGTGGGGATCACGGTTTACGATCTGACCCGCGATGTGTCGCAGGCAACCGCTAACGTCAACCCGCGGCTCCTGCATCTGACGAACACTATACGGATCGGCTCTGTCTATCACTCCACCTATACGGGCTTCTGGTACAGCAAATGCGCTGCCGTCTTCGCCCGCGCGCTCTCCAAGGCCGAGCTGATGACCATGCGTGATTACCTCGTCACAAACGCCGCCTGACGCATGCCGCAGAGGGGGAGGGGGTAGATGCCGCGCGTGGCACGAACGGTGGTGAACTTCTTCCGGGAGTTCCTCGCCCGGGATCGCTATCTCACTGAGGCGCTTGCTGCCCTGGTGACTTTCGCTGTGGGCGTGGTCGCGTCTGTCACGATCGACCAGATGGAAACGCGCGTCTCACTCGCTGGCTTTCGAGACATGCCTTGCCCAGAGGCATTGGTGGCGCTCGCTTCGGTGCCGGGGATTATAAGTGCAGCCAAACTCATATGGGAGGGAGAGAGGCGCGAAGGGCTGAACTCCCTGGCTGTCATGAGCAGTTTCGTCGCGCTCAGTGCCTTCAGCTTCGTCGCGGACTTGGGGAGCTGGGCCTTCTGGACACTGTTCACGCTGCTCCTTGGCGTCATGAAAGGATATGCGCTGGTGCGGGAATGGACCTACTTGCGGTGGTCCGTCGCAGTTCTCGGCGCATTCTTCTGGGTCAACTTCACAACCTCAATTGCGATGAACCTCCCAGACGGCCTGAAGATCCTGGCCGTTGCCCCGGCGGGCTTTGCCGTCGCCAATCTCCTTTCAGTTAGCCGCCTCTCTGGGAGGCGGGGAAATGGGTGATTGGTTCTCGATCGAATGGGTCCGCTACGTTTGGCAGCCGGCCCTCGCGGGTGGGCTCGTGTGGCTTGCCACCATCTGGCAATCGACATCTGGAAGCAGATCGCAGCGTGACCAACGACTAGACAGTCGGCTCGACAAAGAGCTGGCCCGGGCTGACGCGGAGGCCGAGGAACTGCGGATCTTACTGGAAAAGGCTGAGGCTCGCCGCACCAAGTCCGAGATGGAGAAGGACGCGGTTTGGTTCGCCGCCCGTCGCATGGAAGGCCTGTGTCACCGCTACAGGCACGACGCGCACAACGCCATCATGGTGATGTCGGCCCGGGCCGGCGTGCCGCCGGTGGACATGCTGCCGGAAGTGCCGTCGCTGCAGAGCTTGCTGCCGAAGACTGAGTAACGCTGCGGGGCGGTGGCTTAGGCCGTGGGGACAGGTACTGTCCGTTGTCCAGCGTATGCTTCGTAGAGGCCGAGAGCATCTGCACGTGCGGGGGAAACTACGATGCTTCGCTCCCCCTGAATTGTCTTGTAGCGCACGAAGACCACGGTTCGCGATCTAAGCGGGTCAAGAATGGGCTCGACCATGATGAGGCGAGCTCTGCCCGCAGGCAGCGACTGCATTCTGTAGCTCCGAATGTTGGTTGTGCGAAATTAGGGACGCACAACCCCTGATAGCATTCACATGTGTTAACCGCCGCCCGGCGGCTCCGGGCATCTCCGACAATCCGAAAGGAACGCGCATGCTCGCGCTGCTGCCGCTTGCCCTCGGCCTCGTGCCCGAGCTGGCGAAGTGGATTGCTGGCGATAAGGCCGGCACCGTCGCCGCGCAGGCGGCCGACATCGTGCGGACCGTCACGGGGACCGACGATCCAGCCACCGCCGAAGCCATCCTCGCCGATCCAGCCAAGGTGACAGAGCTTCGCATCCGCCTTGCGGAGATCGCGGCCCAGCGCGAGGCGGCGGCGGATCAGGCGCGGATCGAGATGTTCCGGGCTGCGACCGCGGATGCCGCGAACGCCAGGGAGATGACGGGCAAGTCCACGCTGATCGCCTGGGCGCAGGTGGCCGGCTTTGTGGCGGTGATCTCGGTCTTCGCCGCTGCGTTTCTGGCGCCGATCTTCACGAGCAACCCGGCACCCAAAGACGACCTGATGACCGGCGCCCTGATTGGCGTCTTCGCCTCGGTCTTCGGGTTCTTCTACGGCAACAGCACCGCCGCCAACACCGCGAACACCACCACAGCGGCCCTGGCTGCCCGTGCTGGCGCTGCAGCGTCGCCCGTGTCGGTCCAATCGGCCGGCACCGTCAATGCGGCCCCGCAGCCTTCCCCCGCCGGCACCACCGCCGACGACCTCAACGCGCGCGAATTGACGCGCCCCCGCTCATAGGAGCCACGTATGACCCCTGACCTTCTCGCACGCTATCAGCACTTCTTCGGCTACGCGGAGGGCACCACCGGCGGCACGGGTGGCGACATCGTGCGCTGCGCGACCGGTGATGAGGTGCAGGCCGCCTTCAACGCCAAGGACGACCGGCCGCTGATTGTCGTGCTCACCGGGACCATCGACGGCGCCAACACCAAGGCGGCCCAGATCGACATCTCCAACAAGCACGACTGGACCATCATGGCCGATGGCGTCGGGCAGGACGTGGCCGAGGTCGGGTTCCGCGTGAACAAGGGATCGAGCAACGGCATCTTCTTTAACCTGAAGGCCGGTCAGGCGAAGGAAGGCCCGAAGGATGTCATCGGCATCGAGGGCGACTGCCACCACATCGTCCTGCTGCATTGCGACCTGTCCGGCGACATGGCCAAGGGCAAGGACTACTACGACGGCCTGTTCGACACGAAGCGCGGCAGCCACTCCATCGCCGCGGTGCTGACCAAGTTCCAGAACCACCACAAGGCCTGCCTCAACGGGTACAGCGACAGCGACAGCCAGAACGCCGATCGGAAGGTGACCTTCGCCCTCTGCCACTGGGACAACATCGGCTCCCGCTGCCCGTCCGTGCGCTACGGCGAGGCGCATGTTTGGGGCTGCCTGCTGACCGACGTGGAGACCTCCGGCGTCAATTCGCGGATGAAGGCGAAGGTCTGCGTCGAGGCGACGACCTTCGATAACGTGCACAACCCGGTCTGCGCGCTCGACAGCAAGGAGCCGGGCTTCTGGAACATCATCGACAGCGCCTACCTCAACTGCTCCTGGGGCAAGACGAGCGCCAAGGAGCCGCTGGCCGTCGACATGAAGTCCACGACCGACTTCCGGCCGCCCTACGCCATGCCGGCGCTGTCGCGTTCGCAGGCCGCGGCCATGGTGCAGCAGGGTGCCGGTCTGCTGCCGCCGGGGGTGGTGCTGCCGCTGCCGGGGCAGGGGGCTCCCATCCCGCAGCCGGAGCCACCGGTGGAGCCACCGGTGGAAGAGGAACCGGCCGAGCAGGTGCCACCGGTGGAAGAGCCAGCCGGTCCCGAGCAGCCCGCAGAGCCGGAGACGCCCGAGCCGGAGGCGCCCGCCAAGGCGGACATCCTGGCCACCTTCGACGCCCTCACCGCTGCCGTGGAGAAGGAGCCGGACAGCACGAACCGGGGCAACGTCCTCTCCTACCTGAAGCGCGGCCGCGA